TATGCCCTCATTTGACCGCCATCTGGTAGCTTACCAGACTGTGTACGCTTGGTAATCATAAGAACCGCCATATTAGAAACCCTGTTCAATGATTTCTGAATGACCGCCTTTTGTTTCCTACCTATGTTCTTTAAAAGGTTAGTGACACCAATAGAATTGACGTTAACTTTTACATCAACTGCCATTATCTAACTAATCTCAAATAATGTAGGGTTTCTTTTTCTGAGTCGGATACTGTACCACCACCATCTTCATCATACTCTACACCATCTCTAAGAATAGCTTGAAATTCTTCTTCGTATCTATCCCTATAGAAATCAATCTGCACTTGAAAGGTGTCTTTTCCTTCCCCTGTGTCTGGGTCACGCCATTTGGTCAAAATAGGATAAACATATTTCCATAAGGTCAGATAAACAACTGATTGCGTCCATTGTGAGTTAGTCAGCTTGCTATTGGTCATTTCTACCGATGTTATTTTAGTTATGTCCTTATATCTGACTTGATGCCTGTATCTTTCCCACCATTCTTCTCTAATTCGCCTTAGAACATCATTTTCAGCGAATTGTAGTTGGTCACCAAAGTCGGTAACACCAAACCCTAGAATATCTGGCTGTATTTTTTGAAGATTACTATTGGCAACTGCAAATTCGGATGTAGCCATTATTCACCCTTTTTTGTTTCTGATTTCTTTTCTTCTTTTGGCTCTGTCTTTGGTTCTGTTTTAGGCTTTGAAGACGCTTCTTTGAAACCCCTTAGATCAAAATTTTCTTTATTCATTTCATAACTATCTTTCGACCGCACTACAACTTTACCATTTCTTTCTAATTTTATCGTTTCCATAAATAGTCCTGTATGTAAAGGGGTGGTTGCCCACCCCATAGGTTAAGTTAATTACTGGATAGATGAATCTGCTAGTATTTCTATACCATAGCTGTCTTGTAGTTCTCCAACACCATAAACTGCTGTTGCTACAATCTCATCTGCCCTCAAACTAGCATCTCTTTGAACCTCAATTTTCAGGTCTTGCATCATTGCTAATCCAAGAGCGTCCCTGTGGAACATAGCACCCTTATAGTCACCTGCTGTACCTGTGTTAGCCATATTTGCTGTTTCAAATACTGGTACACCAAATAAAGTTCCTATAAATCCAGAGCGTAAGGCTTCATTAGAAATATCGGTATCTAAACCTGCGTAGGTGTTTGTCATACCTCTTTTAAGGTCATGTGCTACCATTGGATGAATAACTAAAGCCAAATCATTCATTGGCACTGAACTATTTCTAAGATTTGCGTGTGCCTGTGCAACTGTATCTGCTGAAAGTGCAGCACCCGAACCGCCAACTGATGTTGAAAACCCATCAAACAATGCTGTTAGGTCTAAATCAATCTTTCTGGCTATAGCTTCTCCAAACACTCGCCCAATGTCTTGAGCAACGTTTCTTGATGCTGAATTTCTAGCTAAATCAGTTAAGGTTGTCATGATACCAACTTCTGATGCTGTGATAGTAACCGATGTTGGGTTTATTGCGGTGTTTGCTAGGTCAGATGCTTCACTTACTGCTGATGCTGATACAGTTGGATAAATTGGTACTTCAACCGATTTTCCACCACCTGCTATAGTGTAGTTTCTTACTAGACCCTTCATTATTGATTGCTCACTAGCTGTGAACATCGCTTCTGCTACGATTTCAGTATATAGTTCTGAAATGGTACTACTGGTTGTTTCGTCTGCCATTTAAGACTCCTTTAAAAAAAAATAATTATAATTTTGAATTAATAACAAAAGGCTGAGCCATTTTTTCTTTCCTATATTTTCTATAGGCTTCCCTGTCTTTTGCGTTATTCATATCTAAATCACTCAAATTTAAAGGCTTACTGAGTTCTTGCCTATCCACATTTGACACCGAACCACTACCACTAGGGGTAGCACTTACAAAGTGTGGGTTTTGTGTTAAGAACTCTTGCACTAATTCATCAGTAGACAAAAGTTCACCCTGCTTATTGTATCTTGCTAATCCATTTTTATCAAGTATTTCTACATTGCCTGTTTCATTTAGCTTAATATTGTCTTTTAAAAGCTCAACTACTTGGTCTGGATTTATAGCTTTATTCTTGGATGCTGAAGATAATAACGATTTATTTATTTTTATATCTTTTAGCTGACTTTCTAAATTCTGTTTCTCTTTGTTGAACTCTTGGGTTCTTGTTTTTAGTATTTCTTCAAACTCACCCTTTTGAATACGTTGCTTTTCTTCTGCTTCCTTCTGGGTCTTTACAGCATTAATAGCAATGTCTAAGTCCTCAACACCTAGCTTTTTATACATAGACCCTCTTTCTTTGGCTAATCGTCTTTCAACAATATTATTTAATTCGTCTTGGGTGAATGTTTGTGCTGTTGGTGTTTCTTTCACTTGTGGTTCTTGTTCTTTTGTTTCAGCAGTCTGTTCTACTTGGTTTTCTTCAGCCATTTATTTCTCCTATATATCCCAATCTGGGTTTGTTGGAATCCAAGTGTGCCGACAACGATAACCACCACGAACTATGAATGGGTCACCTGTAGACTTGCCTTGCCACCCTTGATTATTCCAAATCTCCCTAATTTCATTTTCGGTTAATGTTTTATTTAACATATCTCTGCAAAAAGGTCTACTATCTCTTACTAACGTTCCTGTGTAGGTAAAATGTGTCAACCCTGCATCTTTTGCTTTAGCTACTGTAAACTGTCCGTGAAACTGCATTACTGAGTCATGTGCTATCTGACTTGCGTAGCGTCTTAGGTTATTACCTGCCCTGTCACTTGCATATTGTGTATGTAGCTTTCTAACTGCTTCTTCTATCTCTGCTTTCTTAGCACTATCAAACTTGTTTTCGTTTATAAAATCTACCAGTTCATTTATTTCTGCAACATTAGACTGTTTATACACTCCGTTGATATGGGAACGAATATTAGCAACCATGTCATCAAATGGTCTACCTGCTATGGTGCTTTGGTAAACCTCATCGTTAATTACCTTTAAAAATCTCTCTGCTATATCTTCAAAACCACTAAACGATTGAGTTTTGAGAGCATTCAAGGTTGTTAGGTCTACTTCGGTTAGGCTTTTGAACTTCTTAGGTATGGGCATTTCACCAAAGGTATCTAAGACCTCTTTTGCAATCTTGTTATATTCCTCATTTATTATGGTATCCGCTTCGTCTAGAAAGGTGGTTTCAATAAGGTTTCTAATTGCAGGTTGTAACTGTATCGCTAGTCTTTGTGAAACAAGCTTACCGCCTGTAGCTCTTGTGACTTCTTTTATTACGTCTTCTTCTAGCCTATAGAGTACATCAATTATACGCTGTTCGTGTTGGTCAGCTAATTTATCTAATATCTTTGACATTATAAGGGGAAGTCTTTTTTCCAAGCTCTGATTGACCAGTAAGCAGGGGAAAGCGTCTTTTGTCCTTTTACTTCCTTTAGAACCCCACCCATTCTAGCTAAGAATGATTTCTGTCTAGCAGGGATGTTTTTCTTTATGGTCATACCCCTAGCACCAAATGTAACTTTCTTAATATTGCCTGTAGATTTGTTTTTTACATAAACACCAAACTTTTTTCTCTTAGATTCCGCTGTAGACAATCGAAATGGTTTGTTTAGCTTTACTTCTCTACCTCTATACTTTGCCATTACTTCTTTTTTCTCTTTGTGGCTCTTCGGATAATATCTTTGTCGAATGTCCCAGACCGACCCCTGCTAATTAGCTTGTTGACTCTAGCCATTGCCCAAGCGTTCATGGGTATTCTGGGTCTTGACCCTGCACCAAGAAACGCACCTTGACCCCTACGAAAACTAGCTTTTAAATCTGTTAAATTGAATAATTTTGATTTCTTTGCTTTTGCTCTAAGTGTTGCTAGTGTCTTAGCTGATAAAGGTTTCCTTCTTACTGCCATTATGCCCTGTTCCTTCTCTGAAGTAATGAGCGTGGTATTCTTGCACCTGCTTTATATAAAGCACTTACCTGTTTCAATAGACTCGCTCTTGCACTTCTTTTTGCACCTTTTAGACCAGATAGATATTTTTTAGGAATACCAGTTCTTTTGTCTTTGGGTACTTTCCTACGCTTCTTCTTCAACTGTCTGTCCTTCTACTTCTGTTGTTTGGAACTGCCCTCTTACTGTTCTGTTAGCGTCTATTTCTTCGTTTATTGATTTTATCATTTCACTATCGTCAATGACTGCCTGTGCTATCTGCTTATCAAGTTCCTTATTAAATGTTTCGGACTTTATACCACTAGCTTTAGCCATCTGAAGATATTGAAGGTCATTCGCCCAATCTCTAATATCAAACGTGTCTGGATAGTTTATAGACCCATCAAACTTTTTATCTTGCCACATAGCAAACAACCCCCATATTTGTTCCTCTGCGTTCTCAAGATAATCCGCTTTTTCTGATAATCTGGCGTTCAATAACTGAAATTCTGTTTGTAGAGCAATCCCACTAGCTATTTGTGACCCTGTTGCCCTTACTGAACCCATGTGTGTTATTCTATCAATAGCGTCTACTTTGTTTTGAATACACTTCATTATTCCATCTAGGTTTTGACCGCTTGGCTGTATTATGTAAGGCTTTAGGCTTGCTTCTAGGTCTTCTGGTATCTCTATTATAGCTCCTGCACCTGCACTAGCTTCAACATTAGGTGTTTTTACAAGGCTTGGGTGGTTTGCTAGTCTTATTAGCTGTTCTTTCTCCGAATAGTCGTTATAGATAGATTGTTGTAGAAATGCCACATCAGCTAGGTCACTTATTCCTATTGGTCTTTTAGCACCCCTTAGATTATACACATTAACCGCAGGAATTGTTCCTATTGGGTTTGGTATTTCCTCTAACAGCCTTGCGTCTCCTTCTGTGTATTCTTCTGAATACTCTTCTACTTCATAGGTGCTGATTGTTTCTTCAGTGAATACTTTAATTATTGCTCTATCTGCGTTTATATCCTCAACTACCATAAGCATATCAAGATAGAATCTACCACTGGCTGACCGCCTGTAATTCCAGTTCACAACATTCTCTGGGGTGTAGATACTGATATAGGGTCTAATATCCTGTGCTAGTTCTTCTGCTCTTGTCTTAGCGTTTGACTGTGGCTTATCAACTATCACCCAACAATTACCATAGATGCTAGCGTTCATCTGAACTTCACGCATCACAGTATTAAAGTTTCTACCATCTAAATCCGCATCAACTAGAAATGAGCTTAACTGCTCATCGCCATCTAATGAACCATAATCTCTTGTTGGGGGAACACGCCATAAAAAGCTTGTGTATATCTGAACAACGTTTTTACAATGGTTATCTACTGGTGTGTGTCTTATTCTAGCGTCATAATCTTCTGGTGACT